AAATCATCGGGTTTAATTTCAAATAATGCCTTGTGAGCATCTAATTTTTCTAACAAACGCAGCCTTTTCATCATTTCATCAATATTATGACCAGACTGACTAGGTGCATTTACGGCACTTTTTAATAAATCCCATGTTGTAAGAAATGTTTCTCTACCATTAATGTTCTCTTTAAATACTTTTAATTCAATTGATTTCATAATATTAATATTTTCATCAAAATTAATATAATTAATTTAATTAAAAAAATATTTATGGAGCAATTGCTGTAGTTATCGCCCAAGGCAATGGCAAAGCGATAATTGGAGGATTAATCTGTTCTTCAATTTGAGCATCTAATTGAGCATTAATAACATTTACATCTAAACCAGTTTCCAACCATCCTATAACTTGATTTTCTGTTAAATCAGGATAAGCCGTATAATCAGTTGAAGAAGGAGAAGGGCAGTCATAAGAACCATAATATTTTGAATAATACGTCTTTCCTTCAAAATCTAAATTAGCACTTCTAATAAAGTAAACTTTAGTTACCACATCTAATAATGTTCCTTCTTTTGGTTTTTCTTCCATTTGAGATATAACCCAATTATAAATTGCTGCCATTTTATTATTTTTACAAATTTACTAAATTATTTACTAAGTCTTTTAAAATTTAATGTTGAACCTATACTATTCTGAGTCCATGTTCCTCCTGCATTTATACTAGTATAGCTAGTTCCTTGGTTTGTATCAACTACTGTCCAATATGTAGAATCAGAAGATACATTTATACCACCTACTAATGGGGCTGCTAATGGTAAAATACCTGGTAATACATAAGAAGAATAACTATTCCATTGATTTGTAGTATACCAAATTTTACTTGTAAGACCTTGATAATCAATTCCTCCTGCAATAGATACACCATTATCTGATGTATCACAATATAATCCAGAATATCTACCATCAGGACTTCCTGAATATAATACCTCAGACCAGTTTATGCCATAATCAGAAGATTGAAATATTCTTCCTGCATTATCTGAATTATCTCTAGATACTAATGTTCTATATTTACCATTTCCAGAACAACTCATATCATTATACTTTAAACTATTGCCTCCATATCCAACACTTTGTTGAAAATATTGATTTGTATTATTATAAGTTGATCTAAATATATACGATGAATTACTAGATTGAATATATAATGTAAATCCAGCATTTAATCCTGTTTTTTTACCAAAACAAAGTGTTTTTATTTCTCCAATTACATAACTATTACCACTTATTGTACAAGTGTTAAATGTAGCCCCATTCGTTGAATATAATAATGTACTTCTATTTGTAGATGAATCATATAATGCTGCTAACATCTTTTGACCATCATCTGATATACATACTCTTTTAAATTCATTCGTACCTCCATAATATGTAAGTGTACTAAATGTTGCTCCATAATCACTTGAATAAAATAAATAACTATATCCTCCTGAACCATTAGAAACAACTACTACATATTTACCATTATTTGAGCCTCCTGAACAAGCAATGTCATTATATACTCCATACCCAATACTAGTTAAATCATTAAACGTAGCTCCCTGATCCGTTGAAACAACTGGATAACCACCTCCATTTAATATCCCATATATGTAAGGAGTAGTATATGTAGTTGAATTTACAGATATGGCATTAGCACTTATGCCAGTTGACCAAGTATTTCCATAATCAATAGATGCACGACCACTTTGATACTGGAATTGACCTGAAGTATCTACAGCTTGAGCAACATTTGAACCAGATACAATTGTCCAAGTTATACCAAAATCATTTGATATATATGTTCTAGCTGAACTTAATGTGCTTGAATAAGATGCTACTGTCATATAATCTCCCCCAGCAGAAACAGAGCATCCATAAAATATATCATTTGGAGCAAGTGGTATAGGCGTTAAATTAATAGTAGTCCATGTTGCTCCATAATCATTTGAAACATAAAAATAACCAATATCTGGAGAAGATGACTTCGGAGGCGTTAGTAATTGATATTGACCTGACTTAGACATTCCAACACACCCCCCTTGCATTTGCTTTATTCCCTTACATAGATATGTTTTAGTCCAACTAGAACCAAAACTATTTGATGTCCATACATAATAGTTTGTACCATCAGAACCTAAAACTGTAGCATATACACCAACACTAGACATAGCTGCGCCATTGAAATTATAATCCGTAGTATCATGAAACCCTACAGCCCAATTTACTCCTGAATTATATGACCAATATATATATGCTCTTTGTGAACCAAATGAACCTACTTGCTTAGTTATAATCATATAATCTCCATAAGAGTTCATTGCTGCACCCATACATGCATCATTCGTTGTTATTATGGAATCTAATCTTGTAAATGTTTCTCCATAATCATTAGAAACATAAGCACTTCCACCACCACTGCCTGAATCATATCTTTTGCCTGCTAATATGCATCTGTAGTCAGTAGCAGAAGCGATTGAACCCCAATTATCCCCAGTAGCTTGAAATACACTATATACCCAATCTCTATTTGTATTACCTATTGTAATTTGTTGATATGGATCTGCATATATTTGGTTAGACTGAACAGCTAAATTACTTTTTACAGGCAATTCGTTTGATGTTTTTGCTCTGAATGAAGGATATAAATCCCATGTATGTATATAATCTTGAGCATTGGCTTTTGTTATTTGCCTATTAATTTCAGTTCCCGGCACTCCATTTTTTTGAATAAATACTCCCGTATCTATTGCATTTTGTAAATTGGCACGAGAAACAGTTTGATTCCCAGCTATGCTTTTCCAACTCATTATATAGTACTTTTAAGTCTTGATTCTAATTCTGCTACACGCTTTTCTAAAGATGCTATTTTTAATGTGTGAACATCTGAATAGTTAACTGTTAATTCATTATCCCCAAATACTGCATCTGGCAATATGGATTGAACTTGTTGAGCTGAATAACCATATCTTACTTGATTGCTACCTTTTCTTGTAAATTTAATTACATCTATACCTAATGCCGAAATGCTTGGGTTTGTTTCTAGTACATCTTTAAATCTTATATCAGATGATTCATAAAAAGCACCTGCTGTTATTGTATATGTACTGACATTTACATTTGCATTAGCTCCTGAATATGGCACATAAGTGCTAGATGCAGTACCTGTAGTTAAATATGTGCTATTATCATAGGTTATTGTTGTACCAGCCGCCTTAACAAACCCGGTACCATTTAATTGATTTTGTTTTGCATTCCATGTAGCTGCTGAACTAATATATGAATCCGTAATAGCTGAAGCTTGCCATGTACCATTTGTAACATTTCCTGCTATAAATAAATTACCATTGCCGTAAACTTTAAGTTTTGTTCTATATGTAGTTCCATCAAATGATCCAATTGTTGTACTCCCATTATCTCCAATACCATATGCAAAAAATAAACTTAAATTATATCCAGTACCATCCATATCAGTACCAGTACCACTTTGATTACCAGTTCCACCACTATAGTTATAAAACCTTCTTCCTCCTGTATCACTTCCTGAAATTGTCAAAGTTCCCCCAACAGTAATATTACTTGCAGTGCTTATGCTCCCAGCACTTCCAAAACTAATTGCAGGCGTAGTAAACGTAGAACCACCATTAGTAGTTGATGGTATAAAATGTAATTGACCATCTCCTTCTGTAGCCAATGAAATTTGCCAGTTCGGATTAGAAGTAGCCCAACCTAAAAATTGAATATATGCTCCACTATTGCCAAATCCAGTCCCATCTAAAATTATATTAGGAGTTGCTTTAGAAACTAATATATTACCTTTAATAAGTTGTAAATCTCCAGATTCCGTAAGAAACATTACATTTCTTGCTGATCCTGCATTTGATGTCTGAAATTTTAAATTAGTAGTTAATGTAGATGTACTATCAGATGTAATGTCAGACCCAATTAATGATCCAATTTTACCTGAATATGAAGTATTTTTTACAACAAAGCTAATTGTGCCTATAGCACCTAAATTGGCAGTTGCACCAGTTGTTAAAATTAAATGAGATTGTGAATTTGATGCTGTATTAGGATTTTGTATTTCTAATAAATAATTTGTCCCTCCATGTCCATAAACAAGAGGTGTTGTTGTATTTATACCCACCCATCTATCAGATGTTATAGACACTGCGGCAGCAAAACTAGATCCTGCTGCTCTTGTATCTAAAGCCATTCCTCCAGCTACATTACCAACTGTAGAATTATCTTTTACTGCTCTAATTCTTGCAAATGGTGCATATGCTCCTGGATTATATAAACTACCAAGAGCAATAGCTGCTCCTTGGCCTGCTACATTTGTTAAACCATAAATAGCAACTGTACCTCCATCTGTATCCTGAGCTACGCTATTTGTACCATAAACTTCCATTGAAGGTATTATGCCTGTACCTGAATAACTATTTTGAACTGTTGCATTTACTAAAAAATTACCATTATTTAATAAAGTAATTTTTGGAACAGATTTAGTTCCTATATATAAATTACCAGAAGTATATTGTTGAATTAAATTAATACTATTATCTGCATTATCAAAATATAATGTTCCATATTTAGTACTTGCATTTCCTAAATTAATTCCTCCTTTTGTAGATCCAGTTCCTCCACCAAAATATCCAAATCCATCAGAAGATGTACTTCCAATAACATTAAACAAGTATGGAACTGATGTTGAATTTATACTTACAGCAGATCCATTATCATAAATAATACTATTACCCAATGTTGTTCCAGTACCTGTAAATTTAACTACTTGATTAGGAGTACCACTTATTATAGGACTAATTCCTGAAGTTCCAGAAGTTCCATTTATGCCACTGGTACCAGAAGTTCCATTAATTCCAGAGGTTCCATTTATACCTGAAGTCCCACTTGTCCCTGAAATTCCAGAAGTTCCTGAAGTTCCTGAAATACCACTGGTACCAGATGTACCTGTTATCCCAGAAGTGCCACTTGTACCACTAATACCTGATGTTCCAGAAGTACCATTAATTCCGCTAGTGCCGTTTATTCCAGATGTCCCATTTATTCCAGAAGTCCCACTTGTACCTGAAGTCCCATTTATTCCAGAAGTCCCACTTGTACCAGATGTCCCATTTATTCCAGAAGTCCCACTTGTACCTGTAGTTCCAGAAGAGCCACTTATACCACTTGTACCAGAAGTGCCACTTGTGCCAGATCCACTTGTACCTCCTCCTGCATATTGAGGTATATTAAGAGTTGTTCCATTGAATGTAGCTGCTCCACTATTACCCGTTGTCGTAAGAACAATAGGAACTTGATAATCTACATTTGCAATTGCAGCTGTAAATCCAGAAGTTCCACTAGTGCTTCCCTTTACAATACCATTTACATTAGGTAATTCACTTAATATTGTATTCTTAGACATTTAACTTATTTTTTAATTCTTCTATTTGTGCTTGTTGATCTTGCAATCCTTTTACCAATACTGGTATTAAAAATTTTTCATTTACCCTTAATGGCTTATGAACAACTAAATTTCCAACTATAATATCATTTTTTACAAAATCTTCTACAGCCTCTGGAATTACTTCTAATATTTGTTGAGCGATAAAACCTAACATATCTTTTCCATCTTCTGATGGCTCAAATCCATCTATCCAATTAAATTTAACTGGATTTAATTTCATTATATCATTTATGCCATAATTTAAAGAATTTATATTTTTCTTTAATCTCATATCTGATGCATTATAAATATTTGATCCAGTAGGGGCTCCAATATTACCAGAACCATACACTGTTAATTTAGTTCTATATGTCGTTCCATCATATGAACCTATAGCTGTTCTTCCCTGATCTGTTGTACCGTAAGCAAAAAATATGTCTGTTTCATAAGAATTACCACCCATATCTAACCCCATACCACTTTGATTACCAGTTCCACCATCATAATTAAATATTCTTCTACCACCTGTTGCTGTACCTGTAACTGTTATAATACCTCCAACAGTAATTGATGATGATGTACTAATTGAGCCAGCACTATAAAAAGTAATTACTGGTGTTGTAAAAGTAGATCCACCAGCTGCTGTTGAAGGTATAAAATGCAACCCACCATCTCCCTCTGTTGCTACTGAAAATTGCCAGTTAGAATTGGAGGCAGCCCATCCTAAAAGTTGCATATAAGCTCCACTATTTCCAGAACCTAATCCATTTAAAATTAATCCAGGAGTTGTTTTTGCTACTGTTATATTACCTCCTGCGTTTATTGATGAAGTAAATGATGCTGCTCCAGATGTAGCAATTGTAAGTCCTTTAGTAAGACCGCCATCAACATATAAATTTAACCCATACCTACCTTCTCCCAATATGGTAGGATTATGATTTGTCCCAGATCCGTTAATAGATTTATAAGGATAAAGACCACCTCTTGTAGTACCATCAAAATAAAAATTAATTCCAAGATTAGTTCTTAAAGTTCCATAGATAGTAGCAGTTTTATTAGAAGCAAAATTCATTGCTTCTGAGAAAGCTGAACCACCCCTAACATCAATTGATACGCCTCCTAAATAATCTCCACTCGTTGTACTATCTTTAACCCCTCTAATTCTGCCCCATGTTGCGTAAGTAGGTGTTGCACTATTTAAGCCACCAAATACAATAGCTCCTCCTCCTCCTGTAACATTTGTAGTACCAAAAACCCCCATAGCGCCTCCGTCACTATCGGCAGATGTAACAGTTGGTCCATAAACTTCAAGTTTAGCGTAAGCAGTTGTATAACCAGCACTTGCTGTACCTCCAATAAGCAATGCTCCAGTAGCACTTCCAGAACTAACAAGACGCATATATTCTGTACCCGAATTTTGACCTGCAAGTAAACCTGTGCCAAATAATATATTATTTTTACTAGCGATAACAGAATCTCCAACTTTAGATGTTGGGAAAAAATTACTATCAGCAGTAACTAATCCAGCTAAAAAATTTGTAGTTATAGATGCATAAGCATTATTATTACCAATCAGTAAATTTGGAACCCCGCCTGATATAAATACACCATCTTCAATAGTAGGATTTCCAACTACATGTAATCTTCTTTGTGGCGTTGTAATATTTAATCCTAATCTTTTATTAGTATTATCCCAAAAATGAGCAGAATCTCCAGATATTGCTGTTGCTCCTGTATAAAATACAACATAACCACTAGTACCTCCACTTACACCTGTTCCAGAAGTACCACTTGTACCTGTAGTTCCAGAGGTTCCGCTAGTGCCACTAGTACCATTTATTCCTGAAGTACCAGATGTACCATTAATTCCACTTGTGCCACTTGTTCCTGTGGTTCCAGAAGTACCTGTGGTTCCACTTGTTCCGTTAACACCACTAGTTCCAGATGTACCCGTAGTACCTGAAGTTCCAGTAGTACCCGATGTGCCACTTGTTCCATTTACACCACTAGTGCCTGAAGTTCCTGTTGTACCACTTGTACCATTAATACCTGAAGTACCGCTTGTACCGGTCGTTCCACTAGTACCTGTAGTACCAGAGGTTCCTGTTGTTCCAGATGTGCCACTAGTACCAGCACTACCGTTTGTTCCGGAAGTACCTGAAGTACCAGAGGTACCAGTCGTTCCACTTGTACCAGTTGTACCTGAAGTACCTGTAGTACCAGAAGTACCAGTCGTTCCAGATGAACCTGAAGTTCCCGATGTACCAGTTGTACCAGATGAACCACTGGTTCCTGTAGTTCCAGATGTTCCCGTTATACCTGAAGTTCCAGAAGTGCCACTTGTACCGCTAGGTCCGCTTGTTCCTGTTGTACCCGATGTACCATTTACACCAGAAGTTCCACTAGTTCCTGTTGTACCACTAGTTCCACTTGTACCAGAAATAGGTACAAATTCACTAATAAAGTTTTGTATTGTAATAATATCTCCTGCTTGTACTGGATTAGTCAACACTACTGTTGTACCATCAGTTGCAGTAAAATCTGTTAATTTATCTAAAAGCACACCATTAACAAATACCATTAACATTCCTACTTGATAACCATAGGTAACTGTAAATGTTGTTTGTCCTGCTGTTGCTGTAAAATTATCTGAGTTAAAAGCACTTGTACCAGAAATACCACTAGTTCCTGAAGATCCAGAAGTGCCTGTTGTGCCAGATGTTCCTGTTGTGCCAGAAGTTCCACTTGTACCAGTCGTACCAGAAGTTCCTGTAGTTCCAGATGTCCCTGAAGTACCCGTTGTACCGCTTGTTCCTGAAGTACCTGAAGTCCCAGTAGTACCACTTGTTCCAGAAGTACCTGTAGTACCACTCGTACCTGTTGTGCCTGAAGTTCCGCTAGTTCCAGTAGTACCAGAAGTGCCTGTTGTTCCTGAAGTGCCATCAGTCCCACTAGTTCCTGATGTACCAGATGTTCCTGTAGTACCTGATGTTCCAGTTGTACCTGATGTTCCAGTTGTACCACTCGTTCCAGATGTTCCTGTAGTACCTGAACTACCATCTCCACCACTAGCACCATCTAAGTTTACTGTCCAACTAGAATATGTACCTGCCCCAACTGTTCTATTAGGAGCTGTAAATACTAATTCTCCTGTTACTGGATCATAAGTAACAACTTCACACTCTTGGAAGTTATTTAAATTATGCACAACCACAATAGATTGTGCTGTTGAATATGCTAAATCAGTTCCAACAATTAAAGTACCTGCATTACCTAAAGTAAATTCGGTTGTTGAACTTGTTCTATATCTATCTGAAAAACCACTTGATCCACTAGTACCAGAAGTACCTGTTGTACCGCTAGTGCCAGATGTTCCAGTAGTTCCTGAAGTTCCGCTTGTTCCTGTTGTGCCACTTGTACCAGCTGTTCCAGAAGTGCCACTAGTACCTGAAGAACCATTAGTTCCAGAAGTACCAGACGTTCCGCTAGTTCCTGTAGTACCAGAAGTTCCATCAGTACCAATTCCACTTGTTCCACTAGTTCCTGAAGTACCATTACTACCTACAATACCATCTTTACCAGATGTTCCTGAAGTTCCGCTTGTTCCAGTAGTTCCAGAAGTACCAGATGTTCCATTAGAGCCATCACGACCACTAGTACCAGAAGTCCCAGATGTTCCTATAGTTCCTGAAGTATCTGCAGAAACAAGACCATCTACTGCAACTAAGATACCATTTTCATGTCTTAATTGAAATTCACCAGTAATTAAATTCTGAATTGCCACTAGTTAATTTTTTATTGTTGAACTACAACTCTGCAAAATTCTTGGTTATAAAAAGCAACAGCAACTGTTAATGATCCTGCTTCTTTATTCCAAACAACTTGATTGCCAGTTGGAATCCCTGATGTTAATATTGCACCTATGTTATTACCCTGTCTAAATGCGTTTACGCATCTTTTACCAATTGCTTCTGGGAAATATACTGTATATGTTCCTTCCACTGCATTTTCTGTAAATTCATATACTGTAAAGTTACCTCCTCCACCAGGAAGAACACCTCCTCCACCACCACCTGTTCCTAAAATCTCTATTGCCACTTGAAGCTTACTACCACATAATGCATAAACATAATTAGATGTGCCAGGTAATCCTGTTAAAGCTTGGTCAATACCATATTGCAATGCTTTTCTTTCCATGTAAAGTTGTTGTGCCTTACGAGGATCAATACTTCCATTAAAGAAAGCGTTTTGCTTGGGGATTGCGTCATTCCACAAAAATTGAGAAATCTCTGCTATAGACACAACCGTATTAGGATTGAGCATATTAAAACTTTTTCCAAATATAAGCCATTTTTGACAATTTTTCTTTAATTTTGTATTGCAATGTGATGGTTGCATAAACTTTTTTTCCTAGCCCGAAACAGGACTGGCGTCCATCACCGCCTTTCTTGCGTAGGGCTTTTTTTATTTTATTTATGGAAATTTGGCAAAATACCGATTTATCTTGTTTAGAGGGTGAAATTTGGGAAGAAATAAAAGACTATGAAGGGCTTTATGAAATAAGCAATTTTGGAAGAGTAAAAAGACTTGAAAAATATATACAACGCCATATTGGAAGTTGTATTGTACCTGAAATAATTAAAAAAATACAAAAATGCTCTAATGAATACTTAATGATTGGATTAAGAAAAAATAAAAAAACAAAATTAAAATTAGTCCATATTTTAGTTGCAAAAGCTTTTATTGGAAATCCAAATAATAAGCCCCATGTAAATCATATAAATGGTAATAAACAAGATAATTTAATTAAAAATCTTGAATGGGTTACCCGTTCAGAAAATGCCTATCATGCATATAGAGTATTGAATAGAAAAGTTGTTTGCAATCCAAATAAAGGCAAAGACAATAAGTACTCAAAAAAAGTATTATGCTTAAATAATGGAACCATATACCATTCAGCAGGTGAAGCTGCAAGAGAATTAAATACACACCAAGCAAGCATTAGTAGGATTTGCAGAGGCGTTTACCCTAGTCACAAAGGTTTAAAATTCAAATATATTTAGAAAAAATAAGCTTGATTTGTACTAATGTATGTAGCTCTATTCAAGGCTGCTTGCGCACTATATATATCAGAAGCAAACGTAATACTTTGATCTGCGCTATCAAGTTCCACCCTCAGAACCAATTTTGATTGATACCAATTCGTGCTAGCGGATAAATTTGAATTTGCTACTTGGCTTTCAGTAAGACCATAGTAGAATGTTTCATTGTATGCAGTAAATGCAAATGAAATTGTTTTTGATGTAACCACAGTATTGATACCACTCATCCATTGAACAGTAATACTTAATGCACTATCTTGAGATAATACATCTAAATCAATACTTGTATCAACTAAATCCCATACTATGTAATCAGTAGTCGTACCAGCAGGTACTAAAAATGTACCATTTGCTTGCAATAAATATACTCTACGAGAAGCTATAGTTACATCAGAGCCTACGCTAGTGTCATTTAGCGTAATTATTGAAGGTGTGCCGCTGTATTGTGATGCGGTAAAATTAGGAATAAATGGCATTTTTTATATTTTATATTTAAAATAACTTTTTAATTTAGTTGAGAAAGTCCCGTTTTTTAAAGAATGTTTTATTATACTTCTCCAAACTCCAAGCTCTTTTACTGCAATAGATATTGAATCGTATTCCTTTACAAAAATATTATTAATATCGTATTGTTCTATTTTTTTACCTAATTTAATTGTTAATATATTAGATAATTTATTTTTATATTCTTGACCTCTATCTTTTCCCTTTAACTTAGTTGCTCTTTTATCTTTTGTTTCTTGAGATTGTTTTCTACCTAAATTATACTTATTGCCAATGTTAGCTTTTATTAAAGATTCAATATGTTCAGGTGTTCTTTTTTTACCTATATTCCACATGTTCCCTTTACCTGCCTCGCTTATTTTATTTTTAGCCTCTTCAGTATGTTTATATCCTTTATTTCGTTTAGATATTATTTCTTTTTGAGTATCTGATACTTTATATCCTAATGTCCCTTGTCCTCCATCAGTAAGATTCATCCCTCTCATTTCTGGATACTTACAATAATTGCTCATATATGTCCTTATCCAAAACATTTCTTTGCTTTTAGCTTCTGATAATGTTCCATCAAATTCATCTATAATCTCAAAATTAAGATTACTTAACCCATATTTTTCTATTGATTTAAACAATAAAGGCTGACTTTTGCAATCTAACCCACTATATGCAGCCTTTCTTTTAGTAATATTTGAAGTTACGCCAATATATACCCTATCAGTAGGGCTAGTCATCTTATAGATGTTCCAGCTTTTGATTAAATTAGGTACTAAAGGCATTTGCTTTAAATTTTACCCAAATATAAGAAAAATATAGGTATTTTGCCTTATTTTCTTTTCTTCATAGACTTCAAATTGCTTACCTTTTTAGGTAGCTTCATTCCTTTGCTAGCTTTGTTCCATTCTGATACATTAATTCCTTTTTTTTCAAGTTCTGCTCTATGAATATTGAAATATGCTTCTTGGGCCTGTGATTTATAAGCCATTTTATTGTTTTTTAATTTTTAATTGTTCTCTTGTTCCAGGGAATCCTGATTTTAGCTTTTCCTCAAATGTTTTAGCTTCTCTTTTATTCCATTGGCCATTACTATAATCAGTAAATTCAGCTATATTTTTAACCAATTGAGGATCAAGTACTGATTGAGCCTGACCTCCGGCATATCTTAAAAATGCATCTGTGCTTTTAAGCCCTTTTGTTACTTGTTCAGCTTGTTCAGCAAAAGGTATTTGTTTTGCAACAGCGCCTAAAGACGGAACTATTCCTGTAAACATATTTAAATCTTTTTGTTTATAGCTTTTACCTGCGGCTTCTCTTGCTCTTCTTATTGAAGCACCGAATTGTAAAGCCTCTAACATTGGTGTGTGCATTGCCCAATGAGGCATATGAACGCCAGCAACAACTAAATCGCCTGCTTGTAAATCCCCCTTTTTCCTAGGGCCAGTGTAATATCCACCAACTAGATCAGGTCTAGCATACCCAAGCATTAGAAAACCAACTCCAGCAGTTTGCTTTTTCAATGCTCTCATTACATAATCAGCTTCTTCTGGTGTTAATTTTGAAATACCTTTTCTTAAAGCAAATAAAGCCTTAAATCCACCTAAAATATATGAAGATTCCTCTGCAACATAGTTAGTAGGTACTTTAATAATTGGCAATATAAATTTCATAACTTCTGCTCCACCTTTACCTATACCACCTAATAATTCTAATTTCCTAACAGCTTTTTTATATAAATCATTAACAGCATTATCTTGCATATAAATTGCCCTCAATGCATCTGCATAAGCTTTTGCTGATAATTCTTGTTGAACTATTGGATCTGTAATATCTGCACCATTTTTTAATGCATGTTCTGTTCTATATTCCAATGCTCTAAAATATTCAGCTCTTTTTGGTAAAACTTTGATAGCAGCATGCAGGTTGCCGAAGAAATCTAACCAACCATTAGAAGGATAAAGTTTTTTATCATGTAAATTTTCTAATTCACCTCTTCCCGTCTTAAATACCTGTCTTACATCTTCATATGATGCCTTATCTACAAATTGAGCAAATGCTTTTGCTTCTGCTTTTGTATTAAATGTACCTTCTCTTCCTGCTTTTGCTGCAATTCTTGATATTATTGGAAGCTGAGATAATCCCTTACCTATCAATGCTTCCCCCGGATTTGTAATTCCAGTTCTAATTGCAGCTCCAAGTCCAATCTTACCTATTACAGGTGCCCCACTTAATAACCCAAATCTTCTCCATTCCTGAAAATAATCTATACCTTTTCTTAAAAGACTTCTTTTATCTCTTAATATTTCTTGCTTATCTAATTCACTTTGATTTTTATTCCTATTTACATTAGACTGTAATTTCATTTTCTCCCTATCTACTGGTGGAGCTTCTTTCTTTTTAGTATATTCTCCAGCTAAAATATCTTTAACATCTCTTTTAGTTATATTTGGTATTTGCTTAGAAATATTTTCATGCAAATCATTTACAATATCATCTAATTTAGTAATACCTTGTTCGGCATAACTTCTTACTAATTTTAAAACTTCTGGAGATATGGCTGCTAATTGAGCTGCATAAGGAACGGGTACGGCAGTAACAATATTTGTTTTAGACGCACTATCCCATTTATCTTTTATGTTTTTAAATATATCTTCTCTTTCTTTCTTAAAATCTTCAGTAGTTTTATTTGTTTTTTTAGCTTTTTTGGCTTCTGTATAAATTACCTTTTTTGCTTGTGAATTCTTTATTGTTTGTTCATATTCTTCAAGCTTCTTTTGAGCTTCTTCTAATTTTGTTACATTTTCCTTTAATTTACTTTCTATTTCAGGAGATAGTTCTTCCCCATTGTTAGCAGCCTTATATCTAGCTTTTTGATTTAATAAAGAATAATCTTCTTTAATAATCATTTTTCTTACAGCTAAACCCAAACCTTGCTCATAACCAGTTTTTTTAGCAGCTTCATCATTAATCAATGCGGCTTTTTCTAATTGATTTAAATTTGAACGCATTAAATCTTTTACTATACTATCTGGTTCTGATTCAATATCTTCTGACAACTTTTTATACTCTTTTTGAATTTTCATTCTATCGTATAATAAAGCAACACTTTCTTCTGGGCTTAATGCTCTTGGTTTTTTAGCCAAATCTATAGCCATTTGTCTTGGATCAATTTTACCTTCATCAACCAATTGCTTTCCTTTTTCAAATACTTCAGGGAAAGACCTTTTAGCAGCTACTTCAATTTCATCTAAGCCTTTATTAGCTCTTTCTTCAGCTGTTGTTTTGTTTTTAATTGATGTAGTTCCTTCTGGTTCTTCTACTATGCTTTCTTCCGTTACTTTTTCTTTTGGGGCGGTTTTTGGCTCATTAACTTTACTAACAGGGCTTTCTTTTGTAAATCCGTCAGTTTTTTCGTACTCTGCCCAGTAGGCATCTTCAAGTTGTTTTGCTGTTTCATAATCTTCTTTTATAATGTCTAATTGATCTTTCGTTGCTTTTTCTAATTGTTTATTTATTATTTTATCGGCTAATTCAGGATTCAAATCTAATCCAGTTAATTTGTTAAATTTATCTCTAGCTTGTTTTGCCACATCTGATTCTTCATATTCTAATGCAGCTTTATCACCTCTTGAATATTTTTCAATATAATCTACAATATCTTGAGGCTCAATATTCAATCCTTCATACTTATCTGATATTGATTTGGCTACTACATCAATTGGCAATCCTTTTTCTTCACTAAATATTTTAAGATACATTGATTTCTCAATCTTATTTGGATCACCAAGATTCTTATAACTAGATGTTTTAATTCTTCCCAATCCATGCTCTGCAATAGCCTGAAATTTAGGATTACCTTCTTTTGGCATCAAATCCTCACTAGCATATACTTGAGCTACTTCTTCAGGGTTATTTGATTCATCAATAACATATTTTGCTGCATCTCTGCTATTTGTTATTTCATTTGGAACTTCAGGTGCTTTTTCGCCTTTTGAATAATCAAAATTATCAGCATATTCTTCTATTGCTTTTTTACTAGCTCTATCTGATAATACTTCTCCTTTTTTATCCTTAACAACTAATTTGCCATTTTCTAATTCTACTGAATGACCTTGAGAGCTTACAAATGGCTTTTGTTTTTTCTCTACAGGCTTTAATTCTTCAGTTGGTTTAACTTCTATTTTTAATGTTTCTTTTGGATTTAAAACTAATATATCATTTATTGCATTTTTTTTACCAGTAATATCTGTAGCACCCATTTCAATAGCCTTATAACCTCTTTTTTCTAATTCAGTATATAATTTATTTAAATCATCTTTACTTAAAGATGTTTCAAATCTAGGATCTAATATTTCATGTAACATTAATTCTTTAGATAAATCCCACCCTTCTTGTTTTGACTTTAAACCTAATTCTACAATGACATTCCTTACTTCACTTTCATTAGAAATATCGTTTTTATTTATTTTAAATTCTTGAACATCACCGCTATTACCCTTTGCATAAGCTTCTGCCTGTGTCTTATCTGCTGATACAAATAAGCCGCCTTCTGTTTTAGATAAGTCCTTTACACTTCCTCCATGATATACTGTTATTTCTTCTTCAGTTGGTTTAACTTCTTCTTTTATACCTAATTCAGATTTTAATTTAGGCATAACATCCTCCATAGTAACTTTAGTTCCTTCTGGAAATGATATAGAAGCAGATTTAAAACCCGGTCTTCCAAAATTATCTGAAACTGTAGCATCTGTTAATGTAAATATTTTTTTACCATCTTTAACAGTTTCTTTTGTAAATGTATCTTGACCTTTTTTCCTAGCTTCATTTGCCTCTTGTCTTATATCGCCTATTGAATTAGCTTTATCACCGCTTATAACTTTATACCCATCTGTTGTTCCCTCTACAGTTACATTAGCTTTATTTATTTCTTCAATTGGTTTAACTTCTTCAGTTGGCTCAATAGACGCTTCCTGTTGTTGGGCTAATTTAGCATCTTGCAATGCTTGTTTTTGTTGCTCTTGTTCATCAGATGTTTTATTAAAATCTTTAGTTGCCTGGTCTATAGTAGCTTTGGCTTTTTCTATTTCTCTTTGAGCATCTAATCTTTCTTTTACATTTGGATTATTTTGATTTGCCAAAGGTTCAAATTGTTTAATTGCATCTTCTGCTTGTGAAATATTATCAACATGAGCTTGCTTTCGTAATTCAGTAGGATTTAAGTTCTTATGAATATCTTGAGCTTTTTGCATGAATTGATCTCTAATATTCTCTGGCAAATCTTGTGCTAGATGTGTTAATCCATCTGGTGAATTTGCAATTAAATCTGTTACATGTTTAATATCGGCTGCTTGTGTAAAATCTGCTGCTGTTTGTAATACTTTACTTTTTTCTTCACCATCAGGCATAGATTCAGCTCTCTTAACAGCATCCATTGCTGATAAATTCAAATGCTGCGCAGTTTGATCACTTTTTACTAAATTATCAATAACATCTGGACTAGCCTTCATGAAATTATTAAGTGCAGAACCTGCTCTTACATCATTAATATGAGTTGCGACTTTTGCTTCAATATCAGGATTTGATTCAGTTGTAACGGCAGCACCTTTTTTATTCATTAAAGCTTCAGGAGCTTTCCCTGCTAAATGGAATAATTCCATTGCCCCAGAAACACCCAAATTTTGAAGAACTTCATCTTGATTAGCCAATCTACCTTCTTTAATTAAACTCTCCACATTAGGCACGCCAAGGCTAAATGTAGCTAATCTAGCCCCTAGATTAACGGCTTCTTTTGCTGTAGTATTTTTTAATGCTCCACCAATAACACCACCTAATTTATTACCTCCAAAACCAGCTATTTCATATAAAGCACCTTGTCCAGCACCTTTGCCACCTTCTTTAATTGTATTTAGAAAAGTTTCACCTGCGCTTTTATTATCAGATTCATTATAACCTTTGGCAGCACCTGCAATTGCTTGTTCTCTTACAAACGAACTAGTAACAGCATTTCCTATTGCAGCCAATGTACCTGTGCCAGAAAATAGATTTTTACCGCCTGTCATAGCTGCTAAAGCCAAATCTGGTGCAATGCCTGCTATTCCGCTAGCTATTTGACCACCTATTGTTTCTGGTAATCTATATTGATTTTCTAATAAATGTTGATCTTTTATTTGAGTTTCTCTGAAACTTCTTATTGCTCTACCTAAATAATCTGATGTATTATCTATACCTTGACCATACTTAGTAAGATTACCATTTTCATCATATATCTCTTGTGCCTTATCTGTAAATGGCAATTTGCCTTTTAAATTTCTTAAAAATTTTAATGTAGCAATATCAATATCGGCAGCTTTTGTTAGCCCTTGCAATGCTAAATTAGTTCCAAAATTAGAATATTCTCCTTCTGCCTTTTGTTCACCACCACCTTCATTAGGCATTGCGTAACCCTTTTGAGCAAGAGCTAATCCTTTTTGAAAATCTGGTAAATTACCTCCTTGAGATGTTGATGGTAATTTTGTAAGGCCAGATGTAATCGTACCATCTTTTTTTTTTAAACCAAGTACGTTTTCAAATTGATTAAAATCATTTGCTAAATTTAATTTTGGATTAAACTCATCAAAAAATGCTTTCCTATTTGACGAATCTTGCATTGTTGATTTAAATTCATCATAAGATTTAGCTAAGTTTAATTTTGGATTAAACTCATTGTACAAATCTTTTAATGGATCGTTATTTGCTATTACTTGGTTATCTTCCATTATTTATATTTCTATTTTTTTCTTAATCTTGCTTGTTTTTCTGCCCAAGTTTCTGTTTTAGGGCTTGGCTTAGGTGGAGCTGCTGGAGCTGCTGGAGCTGGTTCATATAAACCTTTTAATGAAGAATTTATTGCTACATCCATATCCTTAGCTGTTGACTCTCCCTTTAAAGTAGTTTTTGCAATATCTCTTGGATTAAGTATTTTTTGTTCAAAGTTTTTAGTAGGATTACCATTTTCATCTAAATTTTGATAATAACCAATCCATTGTTTTGTTATTGGATTATATAACACATTGTCAACTTCTTTTTGAACAACTTTTTGCCCTACAACCTCGCCTTTATTATTTTTAACATCAATTTTTTCTGGAGTAGTAAATTGAGATTGAACAGACTTAGTCATAGGTACTTGATACCATGTTTCATTCTTATTGGTATCTTTATTAAATACAGCCTTTGGTGTTTGTTTTGCTTGTTCAACTAAATCTACTAAATTATTATAATTTGATTTATGAACATCCCCTAATCTTTTATTTTCTCTATAATCAACCATAGCTTCTTGGTCATATAAATTCTGTAATCTTCTATAATTAGCATCTTCTCTTGGAGTAGTATATTTTTCTTGTGCTGCTGGTTTTAAGGCAATAGTATAAGCCGTAGCTACATCTTGTAATGAATTTGGATTCATTTTCTTACCACCAGTAAAATTACTATATATATCAGCTAATTGATTTAATTTATTTTGATCTCTAGCAATTTCTCTTACCGTATCAACCAAACCTCTATCTTTTTGTAATTCACTAGAAACTACATTTTGTATTTCACCCAAAGCGTTTTTATCAATATCATTTATTGTTTTATAAGAAACTTCGTGATTTGCTTTATCATATATTCTTTCTGGCTTTGATTCGCTTGGTTTTATTTTTGAAAACACTGCTTGACTAAATTTAGTCGGATCATGTTTGTCATATGCATCAAAATTAACTGGATCAAATGCAACATGATTCGGATTACCCATAGACAATTCATTATTATAAAGAGCATCTGCTACTTCTCTTGGAATTGTTTTATTATTTTTTCGTGCATCCATCATAGCATTTGATATAACCTTCCCATTTGCTGCTAATTGCTTAGACCTATCAATGTCTGATAAAATGCCTTTGAAATTAGCCATATATTGAGATTGTGCCTCTGCTCCGTATTTTGCCGGATTTAAAATCTTATCTCTATTTTGTAAATAATATTGTTTGTTTTGAGCTAACTTTTTTAAGAAAACATCTTGGTCTTGCTGTCGCATACCTGCTGGATTCAAAGATTTCTCATAATCCATAAAATATTTATCTAAAGCTTCTTTTTTAGCTTCTTCTTTTTGATGAAGTTGTATAGCTAAATTGACTGGTTTAGATACATCAAGTTCTGTTCCTTTATAATATGGGTTTACCCCTAATAATCCTGTAGCTGCCATTTTATTTTAATATTTTATATTATCCTCTATTTCTTGCCCATGCAGGTAATGTGTCTGGTAATGTCATATTCGTATAATCACCAACTCCTAAATTTTTTTGATAAGGCTGAATTGATTGTAAACCTGAAATTGGATTTTGTGGTTGTCCAGGCATAGGAGGTGTACCTTTATTAGCCATCATACCAATTGATGCCATATTACCTAAAGCATTATATGTATTACTTACATCTTGAGAATATTCTTGATTAGCAGCTGCTGATTTCATTTGCTTTAATCCAAATTGGCGATTATATGGAGTCATCTTATTAATGTCAAATTGTTGCATTAAATCTGCATTTTTCATTTGAGTAGCTCCTCCTAATTGTCCAAATCTTGCATTTCTTTGAGCTTCTGCTTGCGCACCTAAATTTTGCATAGCTGCATTTTGGCCAGCCTCCAATCTACTAATACCACCTATTGCAGATCTTCTATCCTGTAAAGCATTTATGCCCTGGGCTGTTGATTGCCTTGCATTCATTGCTCCTAATTGATATTGTTGAGATTGATATGGGCTTTCATTATATCTATTTAATGCTTGTTGGTAGTATTCGCTAATTGGCTTACTACCTTCATATAAAGGACTTTGTTTAGCATAAGCATCTAATTCTGCTTCACGAGATTTCCTTCTTTGATTAGCACCTATTGCAGATATACCACTAGCGGCTGCACCAGCACCTGCTGCTACTAACCCAATAGTTGCTGCTGTACTTAATCCTGCGATTGCGAAAGCCATAATTCCTGATTTTTATTTTTTAAAATTTCTTTATATTCTTTACCAACATCCGAACCAGTAATCTGATTAATATGTGGTTCTAATATTTTATCTTCTATTTGTTCAACTATTTTTTCAATTTCTTCTTCACTTAAATCATTATATTCAGATTTCATTCCATCTATTCTGTGAAATGTTGTCCAAATACAATCTTCCAATATAAATAAAACTCTCCTCGTTCCCGGCTTTGTAATACCAGTATAAGGAGCAGTTATTTCATACCATTCTTGAGCATCAATAGATACGGCTGCTTTGCCATAAGAAACAACATATGGGTGTTCTGTTTTATGTATTTTGCTAGTCCATAATGAACCAGCTGGCATAAAAATCTCCCTTATGTACATTCCATCCGTAAACTTATGCACTAATGGCCCTTCTATTAATTCATCAGGGAATTGCATCATAGCAGCTTCTATATTATCTACAATTTGATCATTTTCCCTAATAATCATTACCTATTATTAAATGGTGAATTAATATATTTAATTGTTGCGCTGTTCAAATATACGAAAGAATTTGCACTTGCTTTCTCAAATTTTAATACAATATAATTACCCTTTAAACTATCACCTTCAATTAAGCCGCCTGGACTAGTTGAATCCCTTAAAAATGATGCTTGATATTCGGATTCTAAAGACACAAAATCAGACTCTAAAAGTTCGCTTGTTTGTTTTGCACCACTTGTACCACCTGTGTCCATTTGGGTATATATTACTGGGCAAGCCCAAACTACATTACCAGTTTCCATAACAGAAATCCATGTCTTTTTATCTAAAGAATTGGTATTAAATACATTAGTAATTGAAGCTCCATATTGAACCCCATAAAAATTACAATAAGGGGTAGTACCATGCTTCCAAATTTGACCATTTTTAAAGGTAAATAATGTAACGGCTAGTTCTCCCATAAATTCTGGGAAATAAGAATAAAATGCCTCAAAAGCATTAGCATTTTCATCAAATGAAATTGTATATGGATCTTGGTGATATGTTAGTACATGCGACATTATGCAGTAATTGGTAAGTTTAATGAATTTGTGCAAGCACCAGTAGATGTTATTGTTACTTGCGTAGCTGAATTATCTACGGTAATTACAGTTCCAGCTAACAATGAAGTTAAAGTTGCCGTTGATGGAGTAACTGTACCTACATTTGCTGTTAAATCAAAATTAGGGCCTAAATCTACACCTAATCCTGAATTTAATGTTAATGTTACATTCATTTTTTATTATTTTATTTTTATACACAACTACAAGTTGATGTTACTAAAGATGAAAGATATGTCATACCGGGATAAGCAGCTTCCATTGCTGTGTATGTTCCAGCATCAATATGTTGATAACATCTAGTTATATTATCTTGAGCAAATGCCGTATCTACACCAGAAGATGTTTCAATGTAAACTATAAATGAATCTAAACACCTTGAATATACTTCAACATTAGGATTATCTAAAGGTATGTCTATATAATTTGTACAAGTACCTGTTGATTTAACTCTTACTACTGATGTGCCTGTTGGAACTAAATTTGATGTATATCCTGAAATCAAATCAGATCTACTAACTCCTGTTTCAAAAGAAGAGCCATAAGAATCAGTATCTGAATACAAATCAAATGGGCCCACATCTGTGCCTACTGTTCCTGTTAATGTTATTATTGCTGAAAATGCCATATATTTTTATTTTTTTATTAAAGTATTCTTATTGCTGTTCCGGTAGTTAAAGTGCAATTATTAATAGTTTGAACTGTGCCACTTGTTAATGTACAATCTGCAGTAAACATAATTGCTGTTCCTCCATTATATCCACATTCTGAAATTTTAACAGCTGAACCACCATTATACCCACATAAAGCTGAATATCTATTAATCTCTTCCATAGCAATTATGTACTTATTTGTATTTGCATCAAATACGCCATAAATACATGGATCTCCAGTATATATTCCATCAGAAACGCCATTATTTAATTCTTTTCTATAAGATGGTGTATTTGCGACAAAAAAAGCATTTGCATTATATAGAATACTTATTGGCTCAATACCATTTTGACTTAATCTACAAACAACGCCTCTTAAATCATCTACAAAGTAATCTGCAAAGTTATTCCAAGCAAGACTTGTTGCAGCATCCCCAATACCATAATTACCTGCGTAATATTGTATTTTATTAATTAATTGGTTGCTATTTGCTTGTAATGGGTTTCCAGTTACATCTTTAACTATTTGTGTCAAAATTGGCACGTTACCAACTTTGAATTTCTGAAATACTTTTAAATATCTATCTCTTACATGCAATCTTAATACATCACCAAATGTTCTATCATATTCATCAAAATCTTCGTAATAAAATCTATTTGTAGCATTAAGATTTGTATTTGATTGATATGCTTGCCCAAATCTTATAACTGTAGGGAAATAAGTCTGTGCAGCATTAGCATCAATTACAGATGGCCTTCCATTGCTATTTGTAACCAAATTATATGTATCATTAAAACTTTTTTCAATTATGCTGATTGTTTTATCTTTTACTACATCAAAAGCAAAATTCATTGGCTGAATAATAATATTATTACTTCCAATACTATCATTAGTTGAAACAGCTACAATATATACTTTACCAGTTTGTGGTACACTGAATCTTTTATTAATAGTAAATATTGTATCAACATTTTGAGTTATATTATTAATCTCTATTGGCAATAATGATATAGTATATTTTGCCGCTAATGGTACTAAGTTTGTAACAATTAAAGCATATACTGAGAAAGTAGATGTTCCATCTGATACCATTTGAAATGATCCATTAATGGACAATATTTGTTCACCAGAAGATTTATTATAAAAGAAATACCCTGTATCAGACCATACTGGATAACCTCCACCAGTTATAAAAACTTGAGCATTTGGTTGTGTTTGTATTCTATACGCTAGATTATCTACAGTTCTAGTAAGTGTTATAGGGAATGTTTCACCTCTTGATACATATGCGCCTGTAGTTCCAATATCAAATGTAGTAGAAGAGAAATTAAAATTATCAGCAAATGGAACAGTTCTTAGTCTATAAAATAAATCTCCATTTGTCACAGGTACAACTGCACCACCATTAGATAATTGTGAAATTCCATAATGATATGCATCTAAAGTACCGGGATTACCAATACCATATTGTTTTCCAAATTCATAATAGAATCTTTGTGTTGAATCAGCGTTTGTTGAATAATTATATAGCAATATCTCATAATGCTGAAAATCTGCTGTTCCAGGGAAATCAAAATCTGCTGTTATATCATCAATTGGATATCTTATTTTCAAGAAATTACCTGTAGCCGTATAGGTATTATTATCTACAGCTAAAGGGGTAGGCCAATTTATATTATATTCAAACGTAGCTACAGTACCAACTATTTCATAATCATATTGAGGCAATAATACTATCTCATTATTAACATTATATCTAGCATAGAATTTAATTCTATCCCCTTCTGTATAATTATAAGAAACAACATTTTGTGTTGAACTTATTGATTCATTATAAGCTGCTATATTACCAATCCCAATATAAAAAAATCTTGAATTATCTACACCATTAGTTATACCAGCATAAGCTGATTCACTTACCCAACATAATCTTTTATTATAAGTTGTATTATTTGATCTTAAAACTTGATAATATGTTGCATATAATGGAGGTCTATTATTTATATTTAAACTTATTTCAGGAAAATCAGCTGTTGATACTCTTGATGGGGTATTAATTGTAGCTCCAACAGATGTTTGTGCGCCAATTGTTCTTCCTTGAGCATCAAAATATTGAATTGCATATTGATAACCAGAGTCCCAAACATTTGCAAATCTTGTATTATCATCATCTAATAAAGGGAAAGTCTTGAATCCAACAGATGTTAAAACAAAGCCATCTGAATAATTCATAACCAATTTATTACCAACTAATGACACTTGAGTATATCCTTTTACAACCATTGCGGCAGAAATGCCAGCTAATATATCACTAACAAGATATGAGCTTGTTAAATCGGTTGTAGAATAAGATGTACTTAAATCTGTGCCATCAGATGCAAATGAATTTATATAATATCCTCCAGCAGCATTATTTAATGTTACTACCTCTCCATCCATACCATTGGTACCTGTACCATAAAGATATATACTCATTTGATTGCCAACTCCACTATCAGTTCCATTTACCGTAGCAAGCAATAACAAACCAGCTTGATCATAAAAATATGCACTATCTCCTGTTGTTTGAGTCACAGATAAATCCATTGTAGTTTTATCATAACCTTCAACTATACCAGCGTATAATAATACATTTCCATTTGCCAATTCTCCAGCATTTGCTTTTTGAGGTACCCAATCCTGTAATTGACCTGTTTCTTTTACATCTATTTGTGAATATATAGAATCATTGTAAAATTTAAATTCGTGAATTTCATTATCCCCTATTGGGTTTAATAAACTTTCTTTATTAAATGATTTTATTAAATACCAATCACTTGTTAATCCATTTGTAGTTTCTCTAAAAGAAACTTCTACAGCTTTTACATCTGGGCCTCCTGTTGAAAACAATACAGCTATTCTTGCGTTATTTGTTGCAGTGTTATCTGTAAGTGTAAGTGAAGGTTGTTGAGGTAAAGGAACTATACTTTTTGAACTCCATACAGATTTTTCATTATTATCATAAACATATCTATATGAAAACTGGAATAATTTATTTCTTAAATTATTAATTGTAATTGTAGTGTCATTCTCATAAGTAACTTTTGGAGGCATAACAGGAGGAGCTTTAGCTACTAGCAAATACTCTAATTTCCAATCATTGCCATAAATATTAGTTACATTTAAGCTTTTTGGAGGATTGTAAGCATCATTAAAGAATAAAATATCCCCTTCTAAATCTCTATAGAATATATTTACTGATAATACTTTATATGATGGATTAAAATTTAAAATATCAACGCCATTACTTTGTGTTTTACTTTGCAAAACTGTAACTACATCATTTGTACTTAAATCATAATAAATAATTGTATTATACCCATTACTATTCCATAAAAAATAATAAGCTCTATTTCTAACTCTATCTGGATAAAACCCTATAACCTTATTTGTACCAGAAGGTGCAGAATATGGTATTAATGTATTACCTAAGATATTAGATACTACTTTGTCTTGCCCATTACCTTGTGCGTCTTTTGTTATATTTAAGGCATCTATATAATCATTGTTACTGATTCTATAGTTAGCATCATCTAAATTTAACTTACCACTAAAAGGAGTATTTATTATCATTTTTTATGCCTTAACAGTCATTCTTTGATTATCTAAATTCCACTCATATGCTTGCATCAAATACAATGGTTTAAATTGAGCATTAGCAATTCTTCTTTGATTATAAAATTCTTGCTTTCTATCTCTTTTATCACCTAAATTGCCTTTTCTTGTACTTGGCATTGAAGCTATATCTCTCCAAGATAGCCAAGCCATCATTGCTTCTCTAAATTGAATTGGAATTGAAAATGTTTCTTCTGGATTACCACTTGATAGATATTCTATCATTAAATAAGAATAATAAAAATATTCATTTAATAATACTACTCCATTTGAATCATCTATATTAAATTGTCCTACAAATGGAGATCCACTAGGCAATCCATAAATATTATTAAAACCATACCCATCCCAATAATTAAACCACAATGGCAAATCTTTTTGATACCATGTAGCCAAGGTATTATCTTGAGTTAAATCCAATCTATTTGGCTGTTGATCTCCATAATATGTCATTTTACTATTAAACTTCAATGGAATAATTTCACCTACTGAATTTAATACACCTATTTTAGTATAACTAATATAATCATTTGGCAATTGAGCCGTATAATTTGTTGTATCAATAGCAACTTTAACTGTTCTTATTTTATAAAAAAAGTCAAGTCCCAATTTTTCCATACCTCGTACTGCTATATTGTATAACTTAGCATACTTATGTACTGATTGTTCACTTTCATCAATATAATCGTTAATTACTGAATCTAGTGTTATATAATTTCTTACTTGTGACATATTTAATTATTTGATGCGTAAGCTAATATATCATTTTGACGGATTAAGAAAACAAGTTCATTATTTAATATAACTGGTTCCCCTGCTCCTTTAATATGAAAAATAATATCGTCTTTTTTTGCTTCCATTTTAACTTTAGCAGTACCATTACCAACTGAAATTACCTTCGCCTTGCAATTTCTTTCTCTGTAACCTTCTGGCAACAATAACCCACCCTCTGTAAGTTCCTCTGGTGCAAATGGCTTTACTAATACCATATCTCTAATTGGTTTCATATTTATTTTTTAATTATTGATCTACTCCATCATTATTTGTATCAATTGGTCTTGATTTTTCAAAAGCCAATTGCGCTTTAATATATTCTATAATTATTGGTACATAGTCATCTGGTATAATCAATGTTGATTGTAAATCTTTAGAATCACCACCACTAACCATTCTTAATGTAGCCTTATATGATGTTAAAGGTATTGAACTTTTAACAAATATATTCTTGCCTTCAATCCAATAAAGAATTTTATTTTGAATTGGTCGCATATTATCAATATAAGCAACCTGATTTATACTTAATGGTATTCCTGTTTGAGAAGTTTTCTTGTCACCAACGAACTGTAAAGTGGCAACACCTTCATTTTTACCTAAAGCAATAGGAATCTGTGGTAAATCAACAGAATATGTAACATTATCTACTGTTTCAGCAGCTATATCTAAATTAGTATAAGTTGTATAAAATGAATTATTAACATAAGCTATGCCATCCATTTGAATACCATCTGTATAATTCTTTTTAACAGCTATACCAATAGCATCATTTAACCATTGATTAACCAAGTTATATGTAACACTTGAGTCATCAGATGGTTGTCCGTTATATATCTGTCTTAATATTCTTTCTATAAGAGCATATCTAGTCATTATTGTCCCGTTTGTGTTATTTGATTAGCATATTGTTCTACCTGCCCTATTTGTAAGTTCAATCCAATTAATTTTAACGCACGAGTAATAATCTCTAAAATATCAACATCATACCAAACTGGTTGTACACTTCCTGTTGTAGGTGTAACGCCTAAACCTGTTTGAGTTGCTGCATATACTGGCCTGCCGCTAACTGTAGTATAAGCCCATACAATATCTGGAGCCGATCTTACATACGAAACTATAGGATTACCAGATAAAGAAGTAATATTTTTAGGATAAAATTGGAATTGATCCTTTTGTAATAAATAAATTGGATTACTAGCAATAGGATCTATTTCGCTATTGTAATATGAATATAAACTGTCTTGTGGAACAAATCTAATTCTATGCAATCCATCGGTTTCCCACATAGCATCTACTTGTAAGAAGTTTGCAGGGTAAGCTGCTATACCTGTGGTTGCATTAGGAGATAATGTTGTTTGTAAAATCAAAGGAGTTAGCCTTTGTCTTATATCTTCATTTTGACTATAATTAATCCTTGCTTGTGGTCTTCCGTATTGATATTGTTGAAACTCACCCAATAAATAATCTTGATATGAAACCTGTGCTTGATTTATAATCAAATTAAATTCAGATGGAGTTAAATAACCATTTTGCGCCTTGTTAATTGCAAACTGGCAAATACGATACATATCATTAACATTCATTGAAATAAGTTATACAACAAATATACGAAAAAGTAACAAAAAAGCCCCGTAATTTTTAGGCTACAGGGCTTATTTTATTTAGAGGGGAAAGTTTACATCAATTTCTTTAATTGCTCTAAAAACGCTTTACATTCTTCTTGAGGGAACATAGCGTATTCAACTAAGTAATTTGCAGGCTTTTTATCAGCCGGTATCTTACAAATGAATCCACCATCATTAGCCCAGTAAGCAGAACCTTTTTTGCTATTTACATCAATTCTATTGTCAATTAAAGCTTTTTTAATAATCAAAGCTATTTCAACTTCCTTAGAACCAGCACTTTGCATAAATTTAGCAGATTGAGCTTCAGCATAAAGTTCATAATCATTTCTTAAAGCTTCATTAGATTTAGGCATACCTAATTCATCTACAAATGAAATTCCAAGATAATTACAATGTTTACGCATTTCCTCATCGCTGGCTAATGAAGCATATTTAATAGCTTCAACTTTAGCAACTCGTTTTGCTCTTTCTAATTCAGCTGTTCTTTGTGGATTCCATTGGAAAAATGTAACTTTTCTAGTACCTTTTCTATTAGCATTATCTAAATTAGCATTACAAAGTTTTAAAAATTCAAGAGCTTCAATATCATAATCTGCAACCCTTAAAACTCTTCTATCAAATATTAAACTTCTTCTATTTTGCTCTACAAATGATTTTTCAAGCCCCTTTTGATCTTCTACCCAAATACTAGGATATCCTCTCAAAAGTCTTATTCTCTCCATTCTGCCTTTCTTTTCATTCCAAACATCATCAATACCTTCCATATGGTATTTACCATTTTTCTTAGTATCTGATAATTTGAAAATCTTAAAAGTAATTCCTTGATTTGAAACTGGAGCTTCACTCATTGCGACTGCTGCTTCTTCCTGTTGTCTTACATTAATGAACTCTCCTTGCTGTGATTGGTTAAATTCACTTATACCTATTGCCTTTAACTTTGCCATAAAATGGTTTTTAAATGTTAAAATAGGTAGAGGCAATCAATAAAGTTGCCCCTACCATAATTAAAAGTTCTAAATAACTAATTAGTTACCTTGAACGATGATGAATTGGTTTGCTGCACAAACACGAGTACCACGATAAGTGATCATCGCAATTTGATTAGTCATTGTACCATCTGTTGGATTAGGAGATCCACCACCATATTGCCATACACGAATACCGTTACCAACTGTTCCACCTTGAGGAGGTTGTTGATACATAATAGTGATATTCTTGTAAACTTGAGCAGTTTTAGCATCCTTAGTTTCACCCATTGGATAGATTAAACCGAAATTACGGAAGTAATCATTTTGTGGAGTTAAACCAGTTGTAACCTCAGTGTTGAATTGAGAGTACTTCTTAACAGATAATAAATATCCATCAATAAAGATTTCTTGGAAACCATAAGCAACAGAAGCCTCTTGAGACTTTTCGCCTTGTCCATAAACGAAAGCACCAGCTGGGTAAGCAGCAAAGATACCATCGCTGAAATCTTGTCTTTGGAAGATATCAGTTAACCATGCAGATTGCTTAGCGCAACCATTAACATCCATGATACGAGTAATCTCGTGTAATTTAGCGATGTCTAATGTACCTGGAGTATAACCAACAGTTTCGCCATCAGCAACTACTTTAGGGATGATACCTTCAGAACCAGTTGAGTTGTTAATTGTTGTGTTATTTTGGTAGTTACCACGCATTAACTTAGCCTCTACGTTGTTTTTAAAACGAACAAGAGTCTTGTACATACCTTTGTATGTGAAAGCTGTTACGCCATTTTGTGCCATATCTGGAGATACAGGGAACTCATAATATGTTTCAGCCATTTGCGCTAAGTCAGTGTTAGACCAACCATCACGAATTTCTGTTACATAGTTATCATATCTTTGATCCAATTGGATTAAAGGATTGATTTGAGTAGAAGCTTCACCAGCATCTGCATCACCACCAAATAATAAAACCTCACCAGCTAATAAATCTGTAGAACCAGCTGAAGCAAAAGCTTGAGAAGTTTGTTTTGGAGCAACTTGGAAAGTCCAAGCATATGGTACAGTACTGTCAATTTCTACGATAACCCCTTCAATGTTTGAAGATGCAACACGCAAAGTTTCATTAACTCTTAATGGAGTTTGAGTACCACTATTATAGTAAGCTTCAGCTCCTAATGTTAATGTAACAGTTGCACCAGTTGCAGCAGAAACAGTACTTTCATTTGTAACAGCTGGCATTAATTTACCTCTGTTCTCAAACCAAAAGTAGTTTAAGTTTTTAACTTCTTCCATGCCGCTATGAGCAGCTAACCACCAAGTAAAATCTTCATTGCCATACTTTTGAGTGTATTGCTTATAATACTGTGGAGTCAATAATTGTAGATCAACCATAAGTTGTCTATTCTGGGTTTGCAACGAGATAGCACCCGGCTGCAAAATATTTGAGGTAGGTATTCCTGCCATGATATTTATTTTTTGTTTTTAATGCCTCCTCCAAAGGCAATAATCAAGTTAAGAACCAAAAGCCCAATTTGCTAATTGCTCCTGTACAGAGGCATTAGTATTGATATTAGGTGTCGTTCCTTGAGGAGTGGAGGTTTGATTTATGTTTATGTTCCCATTCTTTTTCAAATGAGCTAACAATCTTTGAGATGCTGCTTCATTTGCTATTTTAGAAAAGATTTTCTCACGATTTTCTAACAGATATTTATCTGCCATTATTTGTTGAACATTTGGTTTCCCTTCCTTGTTAAACCATCTGTTTTCAAAATATGAATCGCTATCAAAATCTGATAACTCATTCTTCATTGCCAATCTTTCTTCTTCAGCTACATTAAATGAAATCGGTATTTCAACATCCTCGTCTTTTACCGACACATTAAATCCATTGAAGGATTGGAAATCAGAATTAAGAGTATTTTCATATATTGACCTTGCCTGTTGCATCATCTCAAATTCTGCTTGAGATTGCGCTTGATACTCGGCCTCATTATAAATATCTGGTAATTTTATCTCACTTTTTAATTTTTCAAGTTCAGGTCTAATAACCTTTGCTTCAATCATCAATTTCTTTTCAACATAATCAACTTGTGATTGCCATGTTTTTACCTTACCAGCATAATCATCATCTGACTCATCATAACCCTGTTCAGGCTTTAAAGGTACAAAAAATTGATCATAAAATAAAAGATTTACTTCATCAGGACTTAAATTCTTATACTTATTAGAAATATTAGTCTTAACAATTTCAGCTGCTATATCAGTATTTAATTCTGATGTAAGAAGTTTATCTAATTTTTTTTGTTGATTTAATACTTCATAGACATCATCAGCTTTACCTTCTTTAATAGCATCAAATAAAGTTTTACTTACATTGTCCTTAAATTCAAATTCTGCTGGTTTTTCTTTTAATTTTTTAAATTCTTGTTCAGCTTGTTCTACACTTTCAAATCCAAATTTTTCTTTAATAAATTGATTTGGATCAAAAGCAGGAGCAGTTAATTGTTCCTGTGGTTTAGCTTCTTCTTGAGCTGTTTGAGCCGGTTGTTGTTCAGTATTCGGCTCATTTATTGCAGTAGGGGCTACTTCTACTGCTGGTTGCGCTTGTGGCACAAATTCTTCATCCCCGAAAGGATTGTAACCTTCTGCCAGCTTAATTGGGGCTGACATGTCTTGATTTTCTAGCATAAATGCTTATTTTGTTTTTGTTATTAATCAATAACTATTGCACCACTGCCATCAATGGTGATAGCGTATTTTACTCCTGTATTTGTTAATAATTGAACACCATACCAATTTGTGCCATCGCCATAAATTGGCTGTGTTAATCTACTGTCTGTATATAATACATTTGCAGTTGTTAATGTACTTGTTGTAGTATAAACTATTTTTGTTCCTTGCAAAACTCCAATATTATACGCTTCTCCTGCTGTTGGGTATGTATTTTTAGATAATACATATGCTACTGAATTTGCCATTTTATCCTAATTTTAAATATTTACCAATAATTCCAAATTCAACAATACCAGCAGCTGCTATTGAAGAAACATCTGTTTTTGTAGTTAGATTAACACCTAAAACAGTTACCCAGTTAATAGGCACCTCTGGAGCTGGCGATAATTGACCTGTAATAGCTCCATCATCGTTTGTAGTGCTAAAATTAATTGTTCCACTTGTACCTACAAATTGAACTACTGCTGAATCCCATCCAGACAAATCTTGATAATAACTAGCATTAGTGTTAAAAGATTCAGTTGCATCAACAACTGTACTAATTTTTGAACTAAATTTCTGTAGTCTTATTAAAAGTTTACTTACCGTTGCCATTTTATTTTATTTTATATTTTTTATTATTGTTGTTCTTGTTGTTCTTGTTGTTGAGGTTCTTGTTGCTCTTCAGCAGCTCCTTGAGGCATCTGTTGTCCTTGTTGCTGCTGCTGCATTGCTTGTTGCTGTTGCATAGCCTGTTGTTGAGCTAAAGCCTGTTGTTGTTGTTGATTTTGAACTTCAATTGGAACAGATACATTTTGTAACATATCTGAAACAATTTGCTTTAATTCAGCTGGCACTGGGATGTTAGCTTTTGCAAGATCAAATACACCCTGTAATATTATCTCCTTCTCTTTTGCTAAAGACCTTTTGCCATCTAAAACAGTATCTGCTTGCATTTTAGCTTGAATACTAGCTTGTTGAGATTGAGCATTTTGCTCGCTATTAGCTTGTGAGTTTTCTTGTTCTGTTTTTAAGAATTTCTTTTGAGCTTGTCTAAAATATAATTCACCTAAATCAATATTTTCTTTAGCCATTCTCATTGCTTTAAATGGATCTAAATACATTACTAATTGAGGATTTGAAGCTAATGCATTATTCATCATTGCTTGCAAATTCATAAGGTCAGTTGAAGAAGGCAACATTCTAATTGTTGCAACAAAATTTCTATTTTTAACATCTTCTTCTTTTAATAAATCTCTATATTTCTTAGCTCCATAAGTAACACTTTTATTTAATAAGCAGGCTACTTTTTTAGCAGTTTCTTCCATTACATAAACATATGCATCATACATATATTCTGTTGCATTATTAGCAAGTTGTTGAGAGGCTTGAATATTTGATGCAGCAACTCTTGGTTGCGCAGCCTGATTCATTAAATTAGGATCTTCTCCTAATTCATCTTTTAGTACTTGATAATGAAATTGGTATAATTGAATTAAAGCATTCAATTGAGGTGCAAAACCAGTATTTGCCAATTCATTAATAGGAACTGGTATTCTGTTACCTTCGGCATCTCTACCACGATAATAAAGTTTACCAGTTTGTTCCCAAATCTTTTGAATATCTAATGGCTTTACTGAATCACCTAATCCTAAATCTAATTCTTGTAATGCATCAACATCAATTGAAGCCCCAGCTGGTGTCATCTTAGAAACCATTTGTTGTATCTTCAATCTAGCAAGAATCATTTGCTCAATAGGCTCTTCAATTTTTTCTGGCACAGCAACATTTCGCATATCATAAGGATCATACATGTAAAAACTGTATGAAAATTCTGCATTGCCGATTTCTTTTGGATCTTGTGGGCGAATCATATTCTTTTTAATGCCCCACTTAATCATTTTTTGAGTAACTGGACAATATACACCTTCATATATATTCCATTTTTTCTCTTCTATATTTTGTTGATTTTCATCTGGGTTTTGAGTAACACCCTTCCTGATAATCGTACTACCATTCTTTTTTGTCTTTGTAACAGTATATCCATCTGAATCTAAAGTCTTAATTTCAAATTTCAATAAATCTATATTCCATTCATCATAAGGTCTTAACCATGCAACATTCCAATCTTGCATCCACTTTAACTTATCAGTAATTTGATATTCTTTAGAAGATTGAGCTAATTGGAAAATTTCTTCTTCTGTTAATGTACCACCAGCTGCAACACTATATCTAGCTCTTATTTCACTTACTTTCATTGAAAGCATGTGACCTCTATAAGTTGTATCTCTAAAATCTGGGAAATCAGAATATGAATAAACCGCATTTTCTGGTCTAATCCAATCTACATGAACTTCTCCTTCTTCATCCATCCAAGTATAAGTACATACTAAGCCAACTTCAGCTGAATCATGTAATAATCTTTGTTTTAAAACATCATTCCATCCATTTGCTTCTAATATATTATTACATCCAATACTATATAAAATTTCTTCAGGTAATTTATTAAATTCCAATGTCCATTGATCTAATTCGGCTTTATCTTCAGCAATAAATTGATCTTTTGGTATAATTGGAACACCAGACTCTTGTTGAATTTGAGATAAAATTTCTTTATTTTGATATAAAAATTCTGCCTCATCTGCTGCATTTTTCTTTGCCATAGATGAAGCTTCATCAATAGCTACTACAGAAATTTTTTCAGATCTGCTCATCCAAGAACCTACTAATCTTGCAACAATTGTATTACCAATAATAATTGATTTCCAATTTATGTTAACAAAATTAGCTTTACCATTCATTTCTAATCGGTCAAGAAAGACACTCATGTCAATCTTACCATTAGCAATTTGTCTATTTTTTCTAAATCTATTATTTCTTAACCAAAAATAAGTTTGGTTACCATAGATTGTAGAATAAATACTTTGAGCAACATTTTTACCATATAAAAAATCCTTTTTAGATGATATATCAGTCGTAATTTGAAACTTTTTTAATGCTTCTCCATTACTATTTGCTGCGGATATGTATAAAGGACTATCTGCCAATTTGATTGTATTTTGTGTCAAATATACTAAATATCCAGAATTTAATAAAATTTTAATTACCCAAAGACTGGAACATAGTTTTTAACCAATGGTTCTCTTTTGATTTGTTTCTGTACTGGCTCCATTAAACATACTATTAACATTAAAAAAGAAACGGTAATATCAAAGTCAGTTCTGTTGTTTGGATCAAACTTTTTAGCATCTTCTAATAAATTCTCAAAATCAATAGAATCTATATGTGATTCAAAGTACATAATACCTACATCTGTTTGCTTTGTCAAGCTAAATGGTGTTGTAGGAAAGCCTTTATATCTATCTGCTGTTTCTCTTTTTGCTGGATCTATAGTAGATAATGGATATGAACCTAAATATCCAACCCTACCTCTATCTCTAAAATAAGATAGATAATCATCACTATTATGCTCATACCAGGCTTGATAACCATAAAATTCAGCAGCCAATAGAACTTGTTCATGTAGTGTTTCTTTAATTTGAGGCCTTCCATAAAGATGACCTATAGCCTTACCGGTGGTTTCAGGATTTAATAAATCATATCTCCTGCCAATCCATGCAGATGCTTTTGAACCATATTTACCACCCTGACTATTGCTATATCCATCAATTGCAATAGCTCCATCGTTAGTTCTAGCTGGTTTTCTTAATTTTACATCAAATGTATGTTTGTTTTCCTCTCCTTGTTTTGGGAATTGAGTTATAACCCAATGAAAGTCTTCTTCCTTGTCAGTAATATTACGCCATCTAACTACTTGATCAATATCTCTATAAAACATAACATGTCGCTTCAAAACTGGATTTTCTTTTAAATATTGCTCTCTTGCCCCTATATTCATTACATTAAAAATACACTTATCAGAATCTGTACTAAATGCTTCATCAATTGTTAACGGTTCTTTTCTAACACGAGCAGATAGGGCTCTAGGGTTATTTTTAACTGTTTCCCTATCTGCCAGAATCATGTCTAGTGTTTTGCTTTCATCTGGGAATCCAAAATCATCAAAGTTTCTGGTTCTCTTAGCAGACATAAAAAATCTATAAAGACCACTTGAAGTTGTACCATTATCTTGCCTCTTATCCTGATTACTTTCCTCCCATAATAATTTAAATGCATCTTGAACACCATCTTTTTCGGTAGTAAGCTTTTCCACAGTAGTCGTATATAATGCCTTCCCAATAATTTGTCCTTCATCATCTAACATACAATATCTTAATACCTCATGCCTATCATAAACATTGACTTCGGTTGTTTTACCTACCTCATCATTAACTATTCTAGCTAATTTTTGCCCATCATATGCAACAGTATCAGCACTTTGCCAGTCTATTAATGATCCTAATTCATCTTTATCAATATTATCATCAGCCTTCTTGCCCCTTACATTTGTTTTTTGGAATCTCATCTCAGTTTTAGGATTAACTCCTAAAGACATATCATATTCAGGCCTAAAAAATCTAGGAAGTCGCCTAAATGGATTTACAACAGTCTTAGCAAAGAATTTTTTTGCATCAGAGCCGGTCTTAGATTGTATGCCTCCATTTGCCATTTTTGTTCTTGTAATATACTCGGTAACAAATAAACCAGCAATAAATGATTTACCAAAACGCCTTTTTGTAACTTCAAGCATTCCCATACACAAGGGATCTTGTATACAGTATTCCATAAAATAAAACTTTTCAAGATCAGGTATTCTAAATTTTGGACTTCCTATATCAATATTCCACCATTGTAAATAAAAATAATGCATACCTGTTAAGTATGTAGGTTTGCCATTATTCATATACCAAAACCCATTTAATCGCCTATCCCACTCTTGTTTTTTATATTCTTCTAGTTTTTCATCATAAAATTCATTTTCATCTTCTTTTTTCTTTTTTTCATACTCATCCCACCTTTTCATAGTATCCTTATACCATATTGGCAATTTCATCTTTTCCCAATATTGGTTTTTAATATCATCGGATCTTTTATATACATCCCTGAACTCTAACTGTTTAGTTATAATATTATAAACATAACCTTCAGGAGGTAAATTACAGTCTAACCCCTGTATATTTATTACTATTCCATTTTCTAATTTTTGATACATATTAATTCCTTTTTCCTGCTAATTCTCCTACGGCATCTGCCACACTTTCTGGAGAAAATGATTTATTTAAAATAATTTCTTTTTTATTTAAATCTTTAACATCTTCTAATACTATACCGGCTAATGTTTCAAGAGATTTAATAGAAGATGAAATAGTGCCGGCATCCACCCATATTTTTTGCAACCTTTCAAAAGTTTTGTTTTTTGGATCATCTATATCAACATCTGTAAGTTTTGTTTTATTTAACAAATCAGCCATTTCGTTGGCTTTTCTTTGCAAACTATAGTATAATTTACCAACTCCATCTTGCTCATAATAAGCTAATTTATTTGTTAAAAATAAATTTGATTTTTCTAAATCTTTTATTTTCTGTTCTAATTCTAATGACATTTTTATAATATTTTAATACCCTTTTTTAAATTATCTATAGCCCACAATGGTTGCAAATTTGAATAATGAAAACATTTTTTTTGCTCTTCATCTTTAATTAAATTAAAATTGCTACATGGTATAATATGATCAATATGTATATTACCATTCATAAATTCATCCCAATTCATGCCATCTTTAAATAATGAACAAAAATAATTTTTAAATTCATCTACATTACATCCTAACAATGATACAGTTGTTT